TGATCTATTAATTGACTGTTGTAATAAATTAAATCGTCTGCCTCGTATTCATCATGCGCAAATGAATTATCTAAATATTCAATTAAATAGTTTCTTAGTTCTGTAATCCATCTATTTGGTTTTTTTCTATTTGCTTTATATTCCGGATCTATTTCTTTTCGAAAATTTCTTTTGCATTTAGTAAAAAAATACATTGTTTTTTCAACTGCGAAATGTTCTTCAATTTCGTTTATTATGTCAAAACTTATTTTTTCAAAACGATCGTATCCACGTTGTAAAATTTCCATTTCAATTTCAAATCGCAATTTTCCACTTGCTATCATTTCTCTAATTTCACCGAAACTTATAACCTTGTAAATCGATTGATAAACAAGGCTATCAGCATCAAATAACACTATTTTAGATTGCGTTTTCATACCTTTCCAAGTATTTCTATTTGCTCATCAGTTAAATCAAAGTTTAACGGTATATCAGCTAATTCATATTTACCACTTTTAACCGCTGCAATAGCTTTCATAAGTCTATCATTGTCAATCTTTGGTTTCTTTGGTTTAATCTGTTCACCTGAAGCATCCGTATCTTTGTCAGTTACCAATCCAAGAATTGAGCTCAAACAGTATCTACGAAAATACGTAACACCACTACCAAAAGATTGATAGTCATTCATGCCTTTTAATTGTACGTAAGGAATCAATGTTTCAGAATCTATCATTTCTCCACTTTCAATATGAAATAAAACAGTTTTAAGATAGTTTAATCCGTCTTTTGAATTGATTAGTTGCGTGAATCCTAATCCGTGTTTTTGTAACAATGGATTAATCTCGCTAAATATCTTTGGTAAATCCGAATAAGAATATCCGTAACCTTGAGTTGCTTTGTGAATTACCTTCACTTCTTGCTGGAACGCTGCCAGACTTTTAAATAAATGTTTCATAATTACTTTGTTTAATTTCTACAAATTTAATAATAATTTTTAATATAACAATAATTAAAAAAAATATTTATAGAAATTTATTTAAACCTTGTGCGCATCGCTCAATTGAATTAGCTCGTTCCTGAAGACTTTTAATTTGTTCCTGGATAGTAAGTTTACAATCAGTAGTAAAATATCCTTGTGAAGTCGCTATTAAAGGAATAAGGCTATTTGAACGAATATAGTTAACTAACTTACGTAATCTCGGTTGCGTTAATCTTATTTTGTATCCGTTGTTTTCTAAAAATACATTCATTCTTTTTACTATTAATTCAGCTTTTATCGGATTCGTCTTTTTGTACGCTCTAAATCCGTGAATTACCAGCTGCAAAATTTCCATTTCTTCACTGGTTAATTCGTGCGTGTATTCTTCAAAGTTCGTAATCATATTATTCAGATTTAATTTTTTTATATAACCATTCTTCGTAATTAGTACATCCATCAATCTCATAGCATCCGCAATACATACTATGCTGTCCAGCTTTATATGCTTCTTTTGCCGAAACATTTTTAGCTTTAAATATTTGCATCTTTTCCATTTCTAATGCTTGTTCAAATACTTTAATATCTTCACTACCTTCTGATATATTTAGATTATCAAATAACCATTCTACTGCTGTCTGTTTCATTTGTAAATGTTTTGAATGTTATTTTTTTCAGCAAATCGAATTACAAAATCTTCTACATTTTTTAATTTTCTTGAACAATAAAAATGCTTTTGATTTTTAGTGAAATAATAATAAGTGTATTCACTTCCATTTGGTTTTTTAATTACCTTTTTGTAAATAAATTTTACTTTTGTTTCCATGTTATTTTGTTTTTGTGTTTTTCAAAAGTAATATAAATTTTTAATATAGTTCTACTTCTTTAATCTTTTTTTTGTAGGTGCTGATTATTTCTTTTAGTTCCTCTATTGTAAACTTTCGTGTTTTCATGGCTTCAGCGCTTAGGCTTTCAAATTCTTCTATCCCTATTTTCTTCAATAGGTTTTCACGGTAGTAAATTAAATTACCTGAAAGATACGTATTACAATGTTCACATTGAAGGTGTACGTTCCGCTCATCAAATCTAACAGACCAATGGTTGTTAGCGTTATAGAAGTGTCCAGCATTTTCTTTTAATGGTTTCTTTTGGCACGATATACAAACGTTTCCAGCATCTCTTAAACGGATATACTTATTAAATACTTGCTGCGCTAATTTAACGTAATCCTGGATTGTCATTAAGTCCATTTTCATTTTAGACTTTTTCTTTTTCCAGTTCTTTTCTTTTACTTCGTTTATCCAGTCAGATACGCATAAAGGCTCAAAGCAGTTTTTTTGTAGGCTGTTGATCGGTGTAAAGACGGACTTGCAATATTTACATTTTTTTGTCTTTGTCATATTCAATCCAGTTTAAATCTTTTAAGTCATCTAATAAATTAATTTTACCGTTCTGGTCAAAGTGCATAAAAGCTATTTTTACGCCTTTTAATAGTGGGTTTTCTTTTTTCTTTTTTTTTCGTGTTTTCATAGTTTAATATTTTTTAAAAACTAAAACGTTTTGGTGTACTTTAACTAATTTTTTACTTTTCATATTTCCATTTGCACGCATCGAAGCACTCGCAATTGCATTTAATAAAATTGCTTCATTATAAAATTTCATTCCACATTTTTCAAAAGCTTTTATTGTATCAGGAACAAAACCAATATAATTTCCGTTTTTATCTCTAACCTCACCAACTATAAAACAAGCCAAACCATCTTTTTTTAATAATTTACATGATTTTTCAATTATGCTTTCATATAAATTTAAAAATTCTTTATACGGTTTATTACTTATATCACCTTCTAAATCACTATAAACTTCTAAATCTGCGTAAGGTGGACAGCTAAAAACAAAATCAAACTCTTTATTAAAGCCTTCTAATACTTCGTTTGAATCCCCACAATACCAATTAGGCTGGTTATTTACATCTAAGATATTTAAACCTTGTTCACGATTTGAATCTATTTGTTCTTGTCTTATATCTATCCCCGTGTATTTATAATTTAATTTATTCGCTACAATTCCACGAACCGAACCACCAGCAAAAGGGTCTAAAATTTCACCACCTTCAACACAAAACCACTTATATAAAACTTCACATAATGCTGGGTCAAAAATTGAAACATAAGAAGCAGTATTTTTATCTTTTTTAGTTGTATCCATATTTATTACAACACTATCCCTTCCTATTTCGCTTTTAATCCCTAAAGAACTCCATAACTTTTTTCTTCTTTGCCAATTACCACTTTTTGTATCTAATACGCTAAATGGCGGCTCTATAAATTGTTCTCTTAAAATTGGGTCTGTAACTATTACATTTCCAAATAAATCTAAATTTTCTTTCATATTTCAATATTTACGTTGATTTGTTCTAAGTGCCTAATCTTTTGTTTTAATTGCATTATTTCTAACTCCATTTGGTATTGCTTTGAGTTACTCGCTCTTAACAACTTGTCTACGTGTTCGAAGTATAACACCGCTTCGCCTACTTCGGTTAAACTCTTTTCCATTGAATCTATTAAATCAGTTCGGTGTCCGTGTTTTTCTTTGATGTTATCCAAAGAATTTTGAATTTTTAAATAAACAGTCCAAAGACCTGTTTTTCTTTTTATCATTTCTAACATCTTATTTTGCTATTTGAATTGTTATTAACTGTCCTTTCATGTATCGGTTTTTATTGTTGCATTTTACAACTATATGCGTATCGTCACCGTCAACAATATCTCCAAAGTATCTACCGTTTTTATACATTTTACCACCTATAAAATCATAAATATTTTGCGAACCATAAGAATGGCATTCATTATTTTTAGGAATATCTGATTCTTTAATTAAACAACTTGAATTTTTACTTTTCATAACTTTATTTTAAAATGGCATTTCGTGGTTTCCGTCTTTATTTATTTTTGGATCAAGCATTTCAAACGCTCCTTGTTTCATTCTTTCACTAAACGAAAGTAATTCTTTTCCGTTTACAATATCTGGCTTCGCAGCTGGAAAACTGTTTGAAATTGGTTTCGTGTTTTCTTCACTTGAAAATGTTTTAACAAACCTACCGTTTATCATTTCATCTACATAATAACACAAAGTTGCTTTGTCAAACTTCATTTTTATACTACCAATTTGACCGTTTGAACGTGGTTTAATCTTTGTAAAAATAATATCAGCTTCGTTGTATTCAGGGTTTTCACGGTGTACTGTAATCATACATTTGCCTGAATTAAACCATTCACTACCACCCTTTAAATCAAATGGTGTAGGAGCGACTCTTTTACCGTTTTCCTTTTCGGTTAATTTAGGGTGTATTATTGTGTGAAAATGTAGGTTATTTTCTTCAGCTAAATGATTTCTCAAAGGTAGTATGTATTCCAAATATTGAGCATAACCACCGTATTTTTCATAATCGTGGTGTAAATCTTTCCAGCTATCAATTGAAACAGTATGTAATTCATTTTCTTCTTTAAATTTAATAGCCCACTCCCATAAATCTTTAGGACTTAATTTACCTTTAGTTTCCGAACGTGTTATTATGTGAAAGTGTCGCATTACCCATTCCATCCCTAAACTAATTTCTTGGTCTTGAATTACGTTTTCTGCGTTAGGGTCAAAACTTTTGCCAGTCTTTTTCTGAATTAAATCCGCTATTATTTCCGTTGTTGTACCTACGTCAGGAAAATAAACCATGTGTTTCCATCCATGAAACTTTGAAGCATTTACCAAACACTCCATTAAAAATTGTGTTTTACCACTTTGAGGATATCCAGTCCAATCGGTACAATTACCCAAACTCATTGAATAATGATTGTGTAAAATATCAAACCCTAAATACTTTCCTTTTACGTGGTAATTGTCTCGGTGTTTAAACAGTCGAAGTACAACGTCTCCCTGTTCAGCTATTTTAAATCCTTCTATCATTGCCACGCAAATTTAATTTTATTTTCTTCATTTGTTTGATTAAGGTATTTTTCAAAATTTGCTGGTCTTAAAAAATGATCTGGTGTAGCATTTTTGTTTTGAATTACCCATTCACTTTTTACCATGTTTGAAAATGCGTGGCTCCATTCTTCGGTAGTGTATTTATCTAAAAGCCGTTTAAGGTTGTTTTCAGTTTGGTTGTTTAAAGTTCTAAATTTAGATTGTTGTTTACCGTGTTTTGTAAATTCTTCATTAAACCAATTCAAAAACCTACTCACACGTTCCTGAAAAGAAATTGTATCTATTGTTTTTTGTTCTATTGTTTCTTGTTTATTTATACTATCAATGCTTTCACGTTGCTTTGTTCCGTGCTTTATCATTGCTTTGTCAAGTGCTTTATCAGGTGCTTTATCAAAATTTGATAGAGCAACTATATTACTTGAATACTGATTTTTACTTTTTTCAATTAGTTT